ACGTAATGGTATCTCTGTTCAATTCTTTGACCAAGATGGTAACAACGCTGTTGAGAACATGATTACAGTTCGTGTTGAGGCAAGAATCGCATTCCCTATCTACTACGCTGGTGCGTTTGTATATGGTGATTTCGGTAACGTAGCTTAATCTTAGATTAACTCAAATATAAAGGGGTGGCCAAAAGCTGCCCCTTTTTTATGTCTACTATATTTTAGTTATTTTTGTAAAAATAATGGTATATGCAGATTATAAGGGATGTCACAACCACAATAGAGCCAGTTTCAGAACCAATAACATTGTCTGAAGCTAAGAACTATCTAAGGGTTGATTTTGATGATGATAACGACTTAATTAGCTCTTTGATAACTTCTGCAAGAGTTAGATTAGAGAAATATGCTGGTGTGGCTATGACGGCTCGTACATTGCAAGTTGTGGCTTATGTGGATGAGTTTATCGAACTTCCATACGCACCAATCAATACGATTTCTAAGGTAGAATACTGGGATAACGAAGAATGGGTAGAGATTACTGTACCTCAATACAACGTATTAGGAACTACCTATAAAAAACTATACATGACTGCTTTTAGTCACATGGAGTTTAGATTTACTTATACTTGTGGTTACGCTACAACTCCTGCAGTTATGAAAACAGCCTTGTATAAGATACTTGCTGATTTATACGATTATAGAGAATCTTCTGTAGAGGACAGCAAACCAAATGCTAACATAGCATCTGCATACGAACTAATGAAGCCTTATAAACGAGTAAGCATAATATTATAATGATAAGTAGACTTAAAAATAGGATTACTTTCCAATCTAAGGTTTCAGAATCTGACGGTGCTGGTGGATATGTTCTAACGGATGTAGACTACTATACTTGTTGGGCTGAGATATTTAGGGAGAATCAAAACAAGACAAACATAGCTGGTAAGGATTCTATATCAGATAACATTGTTTTTAGGATAAGAGATGCCAATAGTATCTCTATTTCTAATGACCTTACTATTGCTTTTGAAGGTAATATATACTTGATTAGCAGTGTTATAGATGAATTTGACAGCCATAACTATTTAAGAATCACTTGTTCTACCTTAAAGAGAGTTGGTACTTGGGATAGTATTACTGCTTTCTGGGAGAATATTAGTACAACCTGGGAAACTACTTAATGTCATTTTCAATAGATAAAACGAGCAGCATAACTAACCTATCAAAAAGGTTAAAAGAGGCACCTAATGTTATTACTCAAAAGGTTCAAGCTATCATTAATCAAAGTGTGATTAATATAGAAAATAACGCAAGGGCTCGTGCTCCATACGGTGAAACTTACAAGTTAAAGGGTTCTATTTATAGCACTCCTTATAATATGAGTGCAGGAGCAAAGGTTGGGTCAACTGCGTATTACTCTCCATTTGTCGAGTTTGGTACTGGGCCATCTTTTCAAATACCATATTATAGAAACTTAAATATGAATAAACTTGAGGGGTACGCACAGACGTTTAAACGAAATAACGGAAATGTAGTAAATTTGCCCCATAGACCATTCTTATTCTTGTCGGCTTCAGAAGAACTATATAAAATGGTTAATCAAATTAAAAAAATTAAAATATAATGGCTACTCTTCAAGGTAAAGCGGTAAAAAATACATATAGACAAGTACTACAGATTGGTGCTAATAATGTTGGAGTAAGTGGTAGTTTACAGCCAGTACAAGATGGTGGTGGAGTAAATACTTCATTATCACTTTCAACTACTGCAGCTACAATTACTGGTACGTTAACTATAAATGGTGATTTAATCATTACTGGAGGTGGCATTCAGATACAAGATTTAATTGATGATACAGTAGCAAGTTTGATTCAGAATGGTACTGGAATCACTTGGGCTTATAACGATACTTTAAGAACTTTAACTCCGACTATCACTATTGCAACTGCAGATGGTGGTGTTCAAGGAGATTTCGTACAATATAATACTGGTGCTGGTGAAGCTAATGCTGTAGCTAAGATGTATTGGAATAATACTGATGGCACTGTTGACTTAGGTTTAATAGGTGGCAATGTAGTGTTACCAATAGGTCAAAAGCAAGTTGCAAGAGTACTTAATAACTCTGGTAGCATCTTAAACAAGTCTGCTTATCAAGTAGTTAAAGTTTCTACTGCTCAAGGTCAAAGATTAGCTGTTACATTAGCACAAGCTAATAACGATGCTAACTCAACTGATACTTTAGGTTTAGTAGCTGAAAACATAGCTAACAACCAAGATGGCTTTATTACTACAAGTGGTGTTATAAACGGAATCGACACAACTGGAGATTTACAATTAGAAGATTGGAACGATGGTGATGTTTTATACCTTTCTCCAACCACTCCAGGTGCAATTACTAAGGTTAAGCCAGTAGCTCCTCAGCATACTATTATTGTTGGTTTTGTAGTTTATGCTCACAAGACACAAGGTAAAATCTTTGTTAAGGTTGACAATGGATACGAATTAGATGAACTTCATAACGTAAGAATTACAAATGTTGCAAATGACAACATTTTACAATATAACTCTTCTTTAGCTGTATGGGAGAATGTAGCTGGTACTACGACTAACATTGCTGAAGGAACTAACTTATACTATACTCAAGGTAGATTTGATTCAGCTTTCGCTGCTAAGACCACAACGAACTTGGCAGAAGGAACGAATCTTTATTTTACAACTGCAAGAGGTGATGCAAACTTTGCAACTAATTTTGCAACTAAAGATACAGATGACTTACCAGAAGGTTCTACTAACCTTTACTACACTAATACAAGAACAAGAAATGCGTTAAGTGTAACTGCTGGAACTGGTATTGCTTACAATAACACTACTGGTAACTTTAATTTAGGTTCTATTCCTAACGCAAGTTTGACTAACAGCTCAGTTACTATCAATGGCCTTTCTTTGGCATTAGGAGCCTCAATAAGCCTTACAACAAGCAATATAGCTGAAGGTACCAATCTTTACTGGACAGACGCAAGATTCGACTCAAGATTCGGTACAAAGACTACTACTGATTTAGCAGAGGGTACAAACCTTTACTATACTCAAGCAAGATTTAATACTGCTTTTGATGCTAAGACTACAACAGACTTAGATGAAGGCACTAACTTATATTACACAGATGCTCGTTCAAGAGCAGCCTTCAGCGAAAACGCTGTTGGTTTAGACTATTCTTCTGGAAGTGGTATTCTTAGCTTAACTGCTGGTTATGCTATTCCTACAACGGTTAAATTAGGCCAATACGATACAGCTTATAATCGTTCTATCGTATCTGCTGCAGTAACTGGCACATCTACTAAGACTTTGTCTTTGACTCAACAAGATGCAAACGTAATTACAGCTACTTGGACTGACCAAGGTATCACAACAATTAACGGAACTGCAAATCAGATTGCTGCTTCTACTGTAGGTAACACTACAACTGTTGGATTCACAAATGATGTTACTTTCCCTAACAACGTAGTTGTAAGCGGTAACTTAACTATCAATGGTACTGCAACTTATGTAAATACTCAATCAATATCTTCTAAAGACCCATTGTTTGAGGTAGCTAACGATAACAATACTACAGATGCTGTAGATATTGGATATTATGGTAGATATTACGATTCAGCTCAAACTCGTGTTGAGTTTACTGGATTATTTAGAGATGCTTCTGACGCTGGTAAGTTTAAGTTCTTTACTGGTTTAGTAGACGAACCTACAAACGTAGTAGACACTACTGGAACTGGATATACTGTCGGTACATTGGTTGCTAACGTAGAAGGTAACTTAGCTGGTACAGCAAACGCTGCAAACGTACTTTCAACTGCAAGAACAATATCTGCAACTGGAGACGCTGCATGGTCAGTTAGCTTCGATGGTAGTGCAAACGCTACTGCTGCTTTAACATTAGCTAACACTGGTGTTACTGCAACAACTTATGGTACAACAACTGCGGTTCCTACAATCGCTGTAGATAGCAAGGGTAGAATCACAAGTGCTTCAAATACAAACATTGCTTTCCCAGTTACAACTGTAAATAGTTTATCTGGAAACGTAGTTTTAACAACATCAAACATTGCAGAAGGTAGCAATCAATACTTTACTTCAGCAAGAGCACAAGCATCTATTACTGGTGGTGCATCAAGCGTAGTAACTACAGACTTAACTGCTTCAAGAGCGTTAGTATCTGATGGTAGTGGTAAAATTGCAGCAAGTGCATCTACAACTGCTACTGAAATAGGATATGTTGCTGGTGTAACAAGTGCTATTCAAACTCAATTAAATACTAAGGCATTAGATTCTAATACAGTTCATATTTCTGGAACTGAAACAATTACTGGTGCTAAAACATTTAGTGCTGCATTAGCTGGTACAAGTGCTACATTTAGTGGTAATGTAACCTTATCAAGTGCAGGCGACAATTTAACATTAGCAAGAAGTGGATTTACATCTTTTGGAATTGGGATTGGTACTATTTCAGGAATAAATGGATTACATATTAACGCTGGTGCATCTACATATTTATCTATTAATCAATCAAGCGGTGCTGCTACATTCTCAAGTACTTTATTAGCAAATGGAGATATAACAGCACAAGGTGGGAATATATATGCTGGTTATGGAGGCCCTGCATCAAACAGAGGTCTTTATGTAGGCAACCCTGGTTTTCAAGCAAGTTTTTTATATAATAATAGTACTGGTAATTTAGATATTGCACCAAGAGCAGGATTTAATACAGTTTTTACAAATGGTAATGTTGGAATAGGTGTTACAAACCCAGTTACTGCAAAGTTAAATTTATTAGTTGCAAATTCTGGAACTAATCAAGGAGGAATTGATATCACAAATGGTGCAAATGCAAGTTTTAACGTATCATTAAGAACAGATATAACAGAAATAACTGCGGGTGGAACTGGAAACATGGCATTTTCAAATAATGTAGAACGAATGAGAATAAACTCAGCGGGTAACGTATTAATAGGAACTACAACTGGAGATGGTTATAAACTACAAATGGTAGGAAGTAGTCAAGCTGGTGCAACATTTGGTCAAACATATTCTACAGTAGCTGCTTATTCCCAATGGGTTAATAGTAGTGGTTCTTTTGTAATGGGATTAGATGGTGCTAATGGTTCTACTGAAAGATTAAGAATCACATCAATTGGTAATTTTTTAATAGGAACCCCAACAGATAATGGTGCTAGACTAAGGGTCAATGGTTCGATTGAAGTAGTACCAACAAATACTGCTAATAAAAATATAAGATTTGTTACTATTGCTGGTGATGGTGGTGCAAATACTCCTGCTGTTTATTGGGGATTAGCTGGTTATCAAGCTGGAGGATGCTTAGGTGCTTATGATAGAAACGGAAACTATGCCTCTCCAACTACTACGATACCAGGTAGTAATACATGGACTATTTATGGATTTGTTGGAGCTTAAACAAAACAATTAAAACCATTAATAAAAGCTAAATAATTTTACCTAAATTTGTAAAAATAACCAAATATGACAATAACCTTAAACGAAGAGCAAATTAAGCAATTAGACGGCTTTTTTCAAGAGTTACCGACAAAGTATGGTTTACCATTGATTCAGTTCTTTAGTAAGCTAAATGAGGCTCAAAATGGCCAACAAACGGATTCTAAAGAAGTAGAGGTAGAAGGATAATGAAAGACTGTGGATATGCTATACGAAAGGCTTATTTCGACAAGATAAATGCTAACGCCTACGAACTATCGGTATATGATACCATAGCTCCAGATGGTGCCGAGCCTCCGTTCTTGTTGATAAGTTCTCAGACGTCAGTAGAAAATAGCGACAAAACAAGCTATAACTTTGATGTAAGCATACAGTTTGACATAGTGTATAGGACATTTAAGTCTGGTGAAGTAGGTCAAAAAGCCGTAGACCAATGGGCTAATGACTTATTGGAAATCATAGGAGTAGCTCCTGCAGATTACCCAAATGCTTCTCCAGATTTTAACATAGTTACAAGGCAGATGGTGTCAAACCAGGCTACTTTTGACTATGTAGAAGAAACATATATTTTTAGAAGAGTTATAGTGGTAGACCACTTTGTAACTCAAACAACATAAATAACATAAAAAAACAAATAAAATGGCAACAACTGGTGTATTTAACGGAACCCTATTGGTAGTAAAGGTAGGTGGAGTAGCTGTAGCTCACTCTACATCTTGCTCTTTATCAGTATCAACAGACTTACCAGATTCTACTACAAAAGATAGTGGAGGGTGGGCTCAACAAATTCAAGGACTTCGTTCTTGGTCAGTATCAACAGACGGATTAGCGGTAATCGAATCTGCTGCTGCTGGTGTAAACGTAGAAGATTTATTTTCTTCTGTAAGTTCAAGAACTGATGTAACTTTGACTTTCTCTACTTTCGTAAGTGGTGACAAGATTTGGACTGGAACTGCAGCGGTTGAGTCTTTAGACTTTACTGGTGACATGGAATCTCCAGCTACATACTCTGCATCATTCACTGGAACTGGAGCATTAGTGATGACTACCAACGCATAAACTAAAAACCAAAATATATGAGAGGACAATTTAACCTATCACTTTCTGATGGTAAGGTAATACCGCTGCGTTTCTGCACATGGTCTTTAAAGAGATTCTGTCAGTTACAAGGTATAGGCCCAACAGAGATAGGAACAGCTTTAAGCGGTGAATCTGCTTTAGACGCTGTCGTTAATTTAGTAAGGTCTGCTGCTGAATACCCTTTCTACAAAGAAGGAAGAACGCCAGATTTTAAAGAGATTGACGTATGCGATTGGATAGATGACATGGGTGGTATCGGTGGAACAAAGTTCCAAGAAATCATGGCTGCACTATCAGAAAGTATGAATAGCGGATTAGAGCAACCTGGTTCTACGTCAACAGAGGCTGGTGAAGAAAAAAAAAATTAGAATGGATTGACATAGAAAGATATACAATGGGGGAGTGTCAAATACTTCCCCATTTGTTTTGGGAGATGACCATGGCTGAATTAGACTTTGTTTGGTATGGTTATAGG